GTTCTCCTCGTCAACGAGTCCCATCTGTTGAGCGACAAGGGTCTCAATTTTTTCCCTTACGCTTGGGAGATTTCTGACTGATTCCTCTATGAGCCTCTGTTTTATCTCCGTGCCGTTTTCGTATCCTGCGGTCTCGTAATAGGTCATGGGATCTATGAGTCCCGCGCCGTATTCGCTCATGGCCATCTGTCTCTGTTGCAGTTCCATTACGGGTTCTCCGTGAGGGAATCTGACATCCACGCCGTAGACGTTGTGTATCGCAGACTTTCTGAGCGATTTGCCCTTTGCCCCGATACCGTCCGATAGTTCGGACAAAGTATCTACCGCCTGTAAGATTCTTGATCCCACGATTGATGCCATGTGTTCTCTCTGGAGTGCGACTCCGCTGAATATTCTCATTCCCGCGGTGTTTAATATCGCCTGTTGGCCGACTGTTGTGACTCCCGCCTGCCTTACCCCCGCAAGAGCGGACGAATATGTGCCGAGCTCAAGAGTTGAATCGGTCTGAGAGCGCAGTTGCAGAGCCCATCCTGGTACATCGGGTGTGTTCATCACCCAGTAATCGGCCATATCGCCCTCTAAAATCCCCTCGTTGGAGATTGCCTGAGCGAGAGTTTCGGGATCACGGGATGTTCCCATCGGAGCGTATGCAAAACGGAGCAGAATCTGGTGAAAAGCGCTTATTTCCTGCGTTCTTTTCCTTATTGTTTCCTTGTTCGGGGTCAGTATTCCCTGTGCGAAGTTCTTAGGATCACCGCCTGTATCGGCTATATCCATGCCCCAACCGGCAAAACTGTGTACAAAAGGCACAAAACCCCATGTATTTCTCTCCATCCATACGGGTGTTGCCGCCCTTGAGGTGGGGGAACCGTAGTTTGTGTGCTCATCCGCGACCAGTTTAACGTGCCAGTACGGTGTCCAGTAGTCCCATGTCTCGACCTCATCCCACGGATCACGGTTTTCCATGTCAAATATCTCGGAGTATTTTCTTCTCTGACGCCTGTTCTTTATGATCGACTGCTCATGTAGTTCCTGTGCCGTAACCTTCGATGCCTTAACGGCCATAGTCGGGATTTTCTCACGGGGGTTCATAAGCACCGTGGACGGATGGGGGACCCTTATCCTTACGGGGTTAAACGATCTGCGGTTTGCCCTGTATATAGTGGTTGCCGCGTTGTACTCCTCCTCTCCCTCGCTTCCGGTATCGTAGTCTGCCCGATTCGGGCGTTCAGGTCTTGAGTCAAGTCCGACTAAAACGGGAGCTTCAACGGCTGCATAACCGTGTGCCACAAGATATTGTGCCACCATTTTCCACGGGATGGTGGGTTCCTGTAGTGAGGCGTCATCCATAACGGCTTTTAAGCCGTGTTCAAGATTGGTCGCGTCCTGTTTATGTTGTTCGGTATCGCCCACCGGTTCACGGTGGATTCTCGGAGAGAAACTCATAAGTGTTGATACCGCATGGTCAACGAGGTGGGTAGGGGTGGAGTCATAGAATACGGGCCTGCCCTGGTAATTGTTAGACCACACCTGGAATCTTCTCTGGTAGTAGGCGTCGTTATCACGCCATTCGTTATGGGCTCCCGACCACAGTTCACCCATCTTGGACCGGAACCTTATTATCGTTTCCACATCCGGTCTTTTTGTAAGATCAGCCATTTTGTGTGCTCCTGTTCAAACCTAGGCGAATGCCGGTAGCCGTATTATTTTTCCGTGGTTGTTAATTCCTTTTTCATTCTTCAGCATGAGCGCTATACCGAGTGCCATAACGTAGTCATCATGAGCGCCCCCCATAGCCTGTGGTTTTTCACCTGGTGCTGCAATTATAGTCGAAAACTCATCGAGTCCGTGTTTATTGGGAATCGTAAGATGGCCCGCGTTAAACGACGCCCTGAGTTCATCGAAAAGTTGTTGGCGGCTTGCCCTGTCTGTGCGCCATCCGTATTCCCTTCGTATATTTTTTCCCCTTCCGACACGACGACGATAGAGGCGGGGATAGTTCATATCCCGTGCCACGGTGAGTACGGTATCGGAGAAGTTATTTTCAATAGCCCATTCAGGATTTGAATAGACCTCAAGAAGCTGCATTGATGAGGTGGAAAAGTCCTCCGGTTGCAGTGTGTTCGATACAAGATCAGCCACAACATATCCCGAATTGACGTCCACTATAACGGTTACGGAGTAGTCCATACCCACCCCGCTTGCCACATCTGTCCCCGCAACATATCTCTTTGAGGAACGGGGTTCCTGGTATATGGATGAGGGTCCCACTTCTCTGAGGGGTTTGATACAGCTATCAGCCATACCTATTATCATGTCACGGTCGAATATCGATTGTGCCTTTGGCGGCGCTAGTGCTTCCGTTTCCTCGCCGGGATATTCCTGTTCCATGAACTGATCGGGGCTCATGCCCTGTAAATCTATGGCCGGTACGGTATCACGCACCCCGTCATACCATTTCTGTGTTCTTTCGGGTCTTGCGTGCCACGGGATAAAGACATTTTTCCAGCCGTTATCCGGTGCGCTCCGGTAGAGTTCTTTAAACAGCGAACTCATATTTCTCTTGTTTGAAGTTGATCCCATAATCATCTGCCCACCGGCATCGATAGTCGGTTTTACGGCAGCGTAGTTAGCCATATGGTACTCATGGAAGTCAGCCTCATCCTGTATGACAACGGAAGCTGTCTCAGACCGGCCCGCATCCTCGGTGGAAGGCAGTGCTATGACCTTGGAGTCCCTTGACGGGATACCAATTTCACTCCGTGAGTCAGGTGAAAGGGAAGCCTGCCAGTCGGGGGGCAGATTCTTCAGAATAAACCGGACCTTATCGAGGAGGGAGAAGGCTTCGGTCTGCCCCTTGGAAATCATCAATACATTCGTACCCGCACTGAACGTGAGAAGCCACGCGGCATAAGCGGCACTGGTCCACGAGAAACCAAGCTGTCTTGCCTTTAACACCGTAAGAAGGCGGTTATCCACCATCGATTGTGCGAGATCCACAAGATACGGCCACTTCTGAAAGGGAACCGCGCCACCCGATACGCCCGAATGAAGCTGTGAACGCTCAAGTATCTTTACATGATCAAGGAAGTCAGGCTGTTTAATTTCAGAAACACCCTCTGATATAGAGTTGGCAGAATCATTGTCTGAGAGAGGCGTGACAAAATTGCGCCTCGCGAATTCCTTTTCAAGACGTCTTACAGCTTCCTTTCTGTGCGCTTCAGGAAGAGTGACCATTCAATGTACCTTTTGAAATTACGGGTTCATAAATTTCATCATCCGAATCTCCCGTCATTACAGCATCAATCGAGGTGAAGGGACCAACAACAATTCCCCCTGTTTCCTTATCGACAAACTCAAACCCTTTTGCACATGTGTCGTAATCACCACCACCATGCTCAACATACCAGGGCGGGTACTTATCTTCATATCCTCGTCTGGTAATAAATTCATACGAGTCAAAAAGAAATGTACTAACCCTCACCCCTCTATCATTCCTCCACTTAACATCGTACCAATGACCCGCAACGCAGACTCTTTTTATCTTATCTATATCAATCGCAAGTGACACTACTTTTTACCCCTGCCTTTTTTCCATGTGCTTTATCAAGGCATTCTGCACTTTTGCTATTTCCTTGACATAGTCATAAGTGTTGAACGGAGATACCTCTGGAAAAACATCCTGAATTGGATGCCGGTAGGACCAGTTAGCCAGTGGGTCCCCTTTATAGGCCTGATTCTGACATATTCCACACACATCATTTTTGTGAAACTTATCATGATGTTTACACCAGCACCTGTACCCTGATTCCTGTGAATCCATCTTTTCTCTAAACAGCCGTACCTTCTCCAGGTATCTACCCATGTTTTACCTCGTTACCAATTAAACGAATTCTATGGAATACGACCATTAACCGCTCTTTTCATGGCAAACGCAATTGCATTTAGACATAATGCACGATGAGCAACCATCAAAAATACAGATTAATGAAATTGTCACTATTTTTTACCTTTACCCTTACCCTTGGGCTTTCTCATCGGCTTCTTCTTTCCGTATCCGATACCTTTAGGCATATTAACCTCCTACCATTTAACTTTATCTGCCCAGTAAGCAGCAGACATTTTACCTTTAGCAATATTTTTTCCATGCCGTGCCTTAAAAGATTTCCTCCTGGCTTTTTCACTCGCAGACTTAGGACTCTTTCCTGCCCCACTGACACCCTGTTGCCCAAAGCGGATAGTTTTAATCTGGTCACCGGATTTAGCCACAACAACATGAGACTTAGTCTTATGTTTGGGCGTACTCTTAGGTTTGTTATAACCACTAACTCCAGCTCTTTTAAGCCTGCTATCAGCCTTTGGCATATGAACCTCCCGTGTACTTTACCGCAATTAACATGGCGGGGAACGCAGGTAAAACCAAAAGGAGGGATAAGAGGAGGCAAACCCCCTTAAAACCCACGCCCCCCTATATAAAATACACTATCAACATAATAATCCCAAATACTTTAATTTCTTAAACCACCCATCAATAAGAATAAAGAACCAGAGACGGGTCCCATACCGAAAAGAATATTAACTTTTTTAAAATCCCAGATACCCGGTTACTTTTCTAAGAGGAAACCTACCGGCCCGTATCCAGTCATTTAACTGTCCCTGCTGGACTGAAGCAAGAGTTCCTGGATAAATTCTTCTACGGAATCAGTCGGAATCCTCCTTGAGGAACCGATCAGAACAGAACGCAACTGCCCGGATGCGATCAGAGCAAAAACTCTCGTCCGCCCGACAGATAACATCTCCTGAACCTCAGTTGTCGTTAATAGTTTCTTGTCCATATAAACCTCCTGGAATGCAATCTTATTTAATTGACTGTGCCACCAGCACCCTACAGTGTGACAACACAGAGGTAAATGCTGCCGATAAGCGACATTGGAAATAAAGAAAGAGGAATGACCCCCCCAGAATCACTGCAACACTGCAACACCC